CCTGCTCGCCATGAGCCACTTGACGTCCGATTCCTCGGCCTCCCTCGCCAACCTGTCGCGCAGCTCGCGGTTCTGCTTGTCGCGCTCCTGCCCACGCAGGTCGAGAGGGTCGTACTGGCTCACGGCAGAAAGATATCTGTGCGTCTATTTCTTACGGTTCCCGTTAGATGTTGTTGCCGTCAACCTCGTTGACCGTGAGGATCACGGATGGGGTCGCTGGTCGCGCCGGCGAAACCTGTTCGGCCTTGTACTCAATCGAGACGTCCGCGCTCGGCGACGACCAGTAGATTTCCACATACTCGCCGGCATTGACAGACACGAAGAAGTTCCACGCCGCGACGAGCAGACCGTCGCCGCCGCCGTGCTTCTTCGGGATCGTCAGCTCGGTGTTCGTGTTCGCAAGGTTCGACCCGCCCTTCGCGAGCCAGACGCTGATGTTCTGCTCGGAGCTGTTGTTGACGTTCTTGAACTGCGCGCTGAACTGGACGTTGTAGACAGAGGTTCGCGGGAACGTGATGCGCGTGTTCGACACGACGGAGATGCCGAAGGCGAAGTCCTTCGTGTCAAACTCCATCGCGGTCGCGGTGTTCGCGCTGCACGGCTGGTCGGACAGATCGAACCAGGCACCCGTGTACGGGGCGCGAGCGAAGTACAGGTCGCTGCCGTCCGGGTCGCGCATGCCGACGACGTCGCCCGTCGTGTTGTCAAACAGCAGGTTTGTCCCGACCTTCATGTACGGCATCGCGTCCCCCTTTAGAGTTCGACCCCGGACGGCGAGCCGTACCCGGAGAACATGTTCATCACATCGGTCAGGGCGTTCTGGTTCCCGGTCGGGGCGGCCGCCATGTTGCGGACGGTCTTCGACTGCTGCTCCATCGCGGCGGCCTGCTCCTTCGCGGCCATCGCCTGGTTGCGAGCCTGCCGCAGGACGGCGACCTCCTTGTCGGCGATGATGAGCGACGGGTCGACGCCGAGCATGTCGGCGTAGATGTCTGCCCATTGGTCGCTGTCGAACTTGTCGAGGATGTCGGGCTTCATCTGCGCGATGGAGCCGAGGTTCCCGACGAAGCGGTCGACGGCGTTGGTGCCGATGGCACGCTGCGCCTGCGCGAGCATTGACACGAACTCGACGTTCAAGTCCATGCCCTGCAATTCCTCGGGTGCCGGCGGCAGCATGCCGCTCTGCACCATGCGCGTGAACGTGATGTCAATGAGCGGGTCGAGCAGCTCGTTGTGCAGGCGCTCGAGGACGGGGCCGAGCATGAGGAGCTTCTCCTCATGGCGCTCGGCGACCTCGGTCGCGGTCATGCGGGTGTTGGGCTGCGTCGCCAGCATCAGGAACAGGTCGGCGTAGAACGCGCCACGGACGCGCTCTCGGACGTCCTGAATGTCCTGGAGCAGGTAGTTCAGGTTGAGGTTCACCTCGAACGCGCTGCGGATTCCCTGCGACGCGCCGTCGACGAACGTGATCCCGCCGGGGAGCGTGTCGACGTCCCGGTTCTTCATGCCGGCCGACACCTGGAGCGGCGGCTTGGTCTGGTAGTCGATGGCCTGCGCCTTGCGGAGCTGCTCGTGCTGGAGCTGCTTGATGTCGCCGAGCGCCTCCATGCCGGGGCTGTTGCCGTAGATGTCGCCGCCGACAACCGACCAGCGGGGGCAGACGGCGGGGAACTGCATGAACCCGCTCTCGCGCAGGAACACGCCGTCCTCGCCGCCGACCTCGAAGTACCACGACCCGTAGGGCATGTTCTTGCCGTCGCGCTTCGACATGTCGCGGTCGGCGCGAGGCTCGATGGCGTGGATGACCGGCACCCATTGGTCGAGGTTGCCCGTGCTGTACATGTTCTGCACCGACACGCTGCACTTCTCGAGGCCGAACTCCTTGACGATCTGCGAGACGGTCATCTCGAACTCGCGGTACAGGGTGCAGACCCGCCCCTGCGCGTCGGTCGAGATGCAGTACTCGCCCGTCGTGAGCGGGTAGTGGTGGATGACCTGCTCGAAGTCGGGCAGCACGATGCTCGCGCCCGTGCCGAACGCGCCGAGTTCCTCGTACATCAGGTGCAGCGAGCGGTAGGTGTTCGACTTCTGGAACACGCGCTGCATGCGCTTGGTGACGTCGTCGAGCCAGAGCTTGACGGGCTGGTACGAGTTCAGCTCCGGGTCGGGCGTCGCGAGCCGGAACCATTGCCGCGCCGGCGAGGTCGCGCCCGACATCAGCCCCGCGCCGAGGGTGCGGAGCGCGCGCGTCCCGGTGTTGTCGTAAATGGCGTTGTGTCGACGCCAGCCCTTGTCGCGATCCTGGCGGAAGTAGCGCCCGTTGCGCGGGAGCAGGTAGGAGGTGATCTCCTGCCAATGCGCGAGCCACGACGCGCGCTCGCTCTTGAGCTGGCCCCACCGGGTGAACAGCCGATCCCGCGTGGGAGCATCGGGATACGAGGAGTTGTCTCCGGTGTACTGGCTCATATGTCAGCCTCCGAGGAGCGACGAGCGCCCGAGCTGGAGATCCTGCGGGTTGACGCCCATCGGCCCGGTCAGCATGGTTCCGGACGGGCCGCCCATGCTTCCCTCGGCGGCGTTGTCCATGATGGCTGCGATGTTCGGCTTGCGGCGGTTCGCTGCCGACATGGCGATCTCCGACTGCCGCTGCTGGCTGCGAGCCTGCGCGGCCGCCTCCGTCTGCGCCTGCTGCTGCTGCTTCATCGCCTTCTCCTGCGCGGCGGCACCGCGCTCGCCGGCGACGATGGAGTAACTCGTTCCGGCAGCGGCGATTCCGGCGGCGACGCCGGCGATGATGGTGGAGATTCCTGCCATGTCAGATTTCCTTCACGTGAGAGCGTTCGGTGTTGACGTATCCCATGCGCGACAGCATCCTCGCGATTGGCGTCTCGCCGTTGATGACGAGTTCGCTCATGCACAGGAGCCTCGCGCCCGATTCCCTTGCCCATTCCTCGAGCGCCGCGATCAGACGGAACGGGATGCGCGTCATGCGGTGCGCCGGATCAACCCACCAGGCGAGTTCGACGGCGCACGAAATGCTCGGCGCGAACCACATCGGAGCGATGATCCCCGCGATGACGCCGACCAGCTTGCCATCGACCTCGGCGACGAACATCACGCCGGATCGGATCACGGAGATGATGCCCGTGCGTATGTCATCGTCGGCTGGCGCGATCATCGTGCCATACGCGCTGTAGCCGATGAACTCGCGTGCCATTGCGGTCAATTGGTCGACGTCCTGTTCGGTTGCCTGCCTGACCATGACTCTATTCCTCCATGATGCGATTACGGTTCCCGTTCGTATGGGTCGTAGTCGCTGCCGCGCTTGGTGATGCGGTCGCGCACCTCGCGCGGGAGCTGCTTGCTGACGGCGAACGAGAACGTGAGCGCGAGCGCGTCGGCGATGTCGGGCGATCCGCCGCCTTGCAGTCGCTTCTTGATCTCGTCCTTCGACTCGAGGACTCGGCGACCGACCGTGTCGTAGGAGTAGGTCGGCGTCGACAGCTCGACTTTCAGCGTGGAGCTGTCGGGGATCGCGCCGCCGGCCTCGAGCCACTCCTTGACAGCCCACCACATCTCGGCGCGCTTGTTGACGAACAGGTTCGGGTAGGTGGCCTTGCCGCCGAACGCGACCTCGGTGACGTCGTAGCCGAGCTGCCGCAGGCGGTCGATCACGCCGGCACCAGCGCCTGCGTCGATGAACACCGCGTCGGGGTCGCGATCCTCGATGACGTTGGCGACCAGGCTCGCGAGGCTCATGTTGTCAATGCCGTGGCGGATGATCGGCTCCTCGGCGCGCAGCCCCTGCCGCAGCATGATGACGCTGCGGTCATCGCCGAACCGGGCCGGATCGACGCCGATCACCAGCGGGGAGTCGATGATGTCGCCGTCCGCGTACTCGCGCTCGGAGGCGGCCTCGGCGTCGGCGAGCGCAATGAGCTGGTCGTCGCCTGCCGCGCTGAAGTCGCACAGGAACTCGCGAGCGAACGCCTCTGGGGACATGTCGCGCTTCAGTCGGGCGACCTCGTCGGGGTCGAGCGCGTCGGTGTCGTTGACGGTGTACCGCTTCGCCACCCAGTCCTCGAGGTTCCCGGCCTTGTAGTACAACTCCGCGAACAGGTTCATGCCGGCGGGTGTGCCGATGAACAGCGCCCATCCCTTGCGGTCGGCGAGCGCAGGCTGCACGATCTCCGTCCATACCTCGGGCTTGATCTGGGCGACCTCGTCAATGACCGCACCGTCGAGGCGGATGCCACGCAGGGCGTCGGGGTTGTCGCCGCCGAACAGGCGGATCGTCGCGCCGTTGTGCTTGAACGTCACGGCGAGATCGACCTCGTTGACATCGACTGCCCCGGTCGCGCGCAGGGGGCCGAGCTTGTCCTTCAGTCGCGCCCACGCGATGGCCTTCGCCTGCTTCAGGAACGGGGCGACGTACACGAAGAACCCGAGTTCCCGGCTGCACTTGACAGCGCGGTTGATGAGTTCCATGATCGCCAGCTCGGTCTTGCCGGCGCGGCGGTGCAGCACCAGGACGGTGAACCGCCGCTTCAGGAGGTGGCACTCGCGCTGCCACGCTCGAGGCGCATACGTGAGTTCAATGTCCGTCTTCGGCATCGGGGACGTTGGTCTTCAGGACGATGCTGGCGCCGCCGGCGTGGTCGACGCCGACCCGGTCGCCGTACTTGCGCGGGTTCCACTTCGCGAGCAGCTTGAGGCGCGTCTCGATCTGGAGCTTGCGCCATTGCACCTCGACGGCATCGCGGGGCGGGGTGTCCGACAGCACCTGGCATTGCTCGGCCAGCGCGTCGTGTCCATCCTCGCGCGCGCGCGCGATGCGTGCGGACGTTTCCTCGTCCTCCTCGAGCCACTCGTAAATTGTTCGCCACGATGGGTTTCCGGCGATCCTGCACCACTCGCGCAGGGGCTTGCCGTCCCCGATCCACGCGACGAGATCGTCAAGCAGGCGTGTTCGGTCTTCCCTGCTCCACGCGCTTCCAAGCTTTGGGGGTTGCTGCCCTGCGCTGGTAGCGGCAGATTTTCTTGACGGTTTCAACGTGGAGTCCGAACTGCCTTGCGAGGCGTCGGTACCCGATGCCGTGGTCTTCGTGGAGTTCGCGGATGGCGTTGACGGTTTCGTCCGTGATCGTGGCATTGTGGTGTCCCTCCCCGATTCGTCTGCCGTTCTCGTTCACGGCGACCATTCTGGTTTGCCCAGCAGGG